ACAGTAACTTTTTATATCACACACACTGCGATAGCTGTGGTTCTAGTGATGCAAACTCAGTTTATGATGATGGACACACATATTGTTTTTCATGTAACACACTAACAAAAGGAGCAGAAGATTTGAAACCACAACAAACAAATACAGAAGGTAATGCTGAATTTATATCAGGTGAAGTAAAAGAATTATCAAAAAGAAATATAGATTTAAATACAGTACAAAAATTTAATTATCAAACTGGTAGTTGGTTTGGCAGACCATGTCAAATAGCAAATTACTACAACAAAGATAAACAATTAGTAGCACAGAAGTTAAGGTATCCAGATAAAACTTTTCAATGGCTAGGTGATGCAAAACAATCAGGTTTGTTTGGTCAACATCTATGGCGTGACAAAGGTAAGATGGTTATTATAACTGAAGGTGAGATAGATTGTTTGTCAGTCTCAAAAATAAATCAAAATAAATTCCCAGTAGTAAGTATTAAGTCAGGCGCACAAGGAGCAAAAAAAGATATTCAAAAAGAATTAGAATGGCTTGAAGGTTTTGAGTCTGTTGTGTTTATGTTTGACCAAGATGAGCACGGACAGAAAGCTGCTGTTGAGTGTGCAAAATTATTGTCACCTAACAAAGCAAAAATATGTACGTTACCATTAAAAGATGCTAACGAAATGTTATTACAAAACAAAGCAAAAGAACTTACAGATTGTATCTGGTCAAGCAAAGCTTACAGGCCTGATGGTATCATACTTGGAGCAGACTTGTGGGATGAGATACAAAAAGAAGACAAAACAATTAGTGTAGAGTATCCTTTTGATTGTCTTAATAAAAAAACACATGGACTAAGAAAGAGTGAGCTAGTTACTATCACTGCTGGTAGTGGTGTAGGTAAATCTAGTTTTTGCAGACATGTAGCATTACATTTATTAAAAAAAGATTACACTGTAGGTTACATTGCATTAGAAGAAACTAATAAACGAAGTGCACTTGGCATCATGGGTGTTGAATTAAAGAAACCATTACACTTAACTAGAGAAGGTGTTGACGATAAAACTTTACAAGAAGTATTTAAAACTACAGTTGGTAATGGTAAGTTTTATTTATACAATCACTTTGGTTCAACTGCTGCTGATAATTTATTAAACAAAATAAGATACTTTGCAAAAGGATGTGGAGTTGACTTTGTTATCTTAGACCATTTACACATGGCACTATCTGCAATTGGTGATGAGACTACGAATGATGAAAGAAAACTTATTGATTACTTTGTCTCTAAACTAAGAGCATTAGTAGAAGAGACTGGTATTGGTTTAATACTTGTATCACATTTAAAAAGACCTGAAGGTAACAAAGGATATGAGGATGGAGTTCAAGTATCAATGAATAGTTTACGAGGCTCTGCATCTATCGGTCAGTTATCTGATATGATTATATCTTTATCAAGAGACTTACAGTCTTCAGATAATATATCTAAAATAAATATTTTAAAAAATAGATTTAGTGGTGAGACAGGGCAAGCTTGTAGTTTACATTATGATTTAGCTACTGGATGTTTAACTGAAACACAATCGGAAGTAACTAATGATTTTTAATGATGACTTTAATGAAGACAATCACTCAGAAGCTGTTAGCTGGACTGAATATCTTATGGGACATTTACTCAAAGCTAAATACAAACCAGAAGAGGATATTATAGTTATGGTTCCAAACGAAACAGTACAAGAAATGATTGACATAGCGATAAGTGAACTATGCACACAGTCAACAGAAGCTTGGCAACTTAAAACTAAAATATGTACGGTACATTAATATGAAAATTCCAGATTTAAAAGTTAAGATGCCATTCAAAATAATATGGTGGAAAGATATAAACTCTGATGCTTCATGGCAAACTATGGAAGCAGCTAAGAAAAGTAAACCTACTATCTGTGTGTCAACTGGATGGTTATTATTAAAGAACAAAGATGTAACTATTATTTGTTCTGATTTTAATTATGATGAAAGTGACAACGCAAGTATATCTGATGTAGGTAACGTAACAACCATACCAACTTGTAATATATTATCAATGAAGGATGTAAGAATATGAGATATGTTTTTGATATAGAGACTGATGGATTTATAGATGTAGTTACAAAAATGCATTGCATTGTATTGAAGAATATAGATACAAATGAAATATTAAAATTACCAAACTATCAAGCGTTATTAAAATTAGAAGAAGCTGATTTAATTATAGGACACAACATTATTAAATATGATTTACCTGTAATACATAAACTGTTTCCATCTTTCTCTTTTAAGGCAAAGATATTTGATACATTAGTTGCTACTAGATTATTGTTTCCTGATGTAACAGAAAAAGATTTTCAAAGAAAAGATTTTCCTAAAGATTGTATTGGAAGACACAGTTTAAAAGCATGGGGTAATAGAATAGGTACATACAAAACTCCGTTTCAATCTGACTTTAAAATATTTACTGATGAGATGTTGGAATACTGTGTCCAAGATGTTGAAGTAACACACAAGTTATATGAGATGATACAGAAAAAAGGTTACTCAGAACAATCTATGGACTTAGAACATGATGTTGCTTTCTTAATACACAAACAAGAACAACATGGTTTTGCTTTTAATGTAGAAGCAGGACAACAATTATATTCTAAATTAAATGCTAGAAGATTAAAGTTAGAAGATGAGTTACAAAAACTATTTCCACCTGAAACAGTTGAGAAAATTTTTATTCCTAAAGTAAATAACAAAGCAAGAGGTTATGTTAAAGGTGAACCATTTATTAAAAAATCTACTGTTGTCTTTAACCCATCAAGCAGACAACACATAGCACAAAAGTTAATTGATAAATATAATTGGAAACCAACTGAGTTTACTAATGATGGTAAACCAAAGTTAGATGAAACTATATTAGAAAGTTTAGAATATCCAGAAGCTAAAATACTTTGTGAACATTTTTTATTAGACAAAAGAATAGGACAGTTAGCAACAGGCACACAAGCTTGGTTAAAGCATGAAAAGAATGGTAGAATACATGGTACATGTAATACTAATTCTACTGTTACAGGAAGAGCAACTCATTCTTATCCTAACATGGCACAGGTACCAAGTGTATCAGTTCCATACGGTAAAGAATGTAGAGCGTTATTCACAGTTCCAACTAATAAAAAACTTGTAGGCGTTGATGTCTCAGGTTTAGAAGTGAGGATGTTGGCTCACTATATGGCTAAGTATGACAACGGTGACTATGCAAAGGTTGTGTTAGATGGTGACATACATACAGAAACACAACAGTTGGCTGGTTTAGATAGCCGTGACTTAGCCAAGAGATTTTATTACTGCTTCCTATATGGTGGTGGTGTAAAAAAGATAGCGTTAGTTACAGGCAAGACAGTTAAAGAAGCGGGTCAAATTAAGAAACGTTTTTTAAATAACTTACCTGCATTAAATAAATTAATAACGCAAGTTCAAGAAGCTGCAACACGTGGATACTTAATCGGTTTAGATAAAAGACAAATTAAAGTTCGTTCGCCACATGCAGCATTGAATACTTTATTACAATCAGGTGGAGCCATTGTATGTAAACAATGGTTAGCTGAGTTTGATAAAGTAGTAGGTGAAAGTGCAGCTGGAATACAGCAAGTTGTTTGGGTGCATGATGAAATACAAATAGAATGTCCTGAAAATCTTGCTGACAAAGTTGGCCAGATAGCTGTTGAAGCTATTAAAAAAGCAGGTGAGCATTTTAAACTACGAGTACCTTTAACAGGGGAATACAAAATAGGAGACAACTGGAGTGAAACGCACTAAAGCACAGCCTCGTTTTGATTTAGATTTAAAGTTCGGACAAGAAAGTGAGAATGAATTTCTAAAAGCAATTGAAGGTAAAATAGAATGTAAGTCTGATAGACTATGTATCAAGACTGGTAATGTATATATTGAAACAGAGAGTAGAGGAAAAGTATCTGGTATATATAATACAGACTCAAAACATTATGCTATCTGTTTATACAAACCTGATAGAGAAGAACAAGTATGGGTAGTCATACCTACAAACCATCTTAGAAAACTTATGGTAAAATATCCCATCAAAGCTGGTGGTGATAACTGGACTTCTAAAGGACACATTATACCTAAAGAAGATTTATTAACATATAATATATAGGAGAACTATGGCAAAGAAAAAAGTATTATTGATTGACGGTGACATTCTTATTTATAAGATTGCTACACAAAATGAAGTTGCTACTGATTGGGGTAATGATTTATGGACATTACACTGTGATGCTGCACAATGTAAAGCAGAGGTAGATGCAACAATAGATGACTTAGGTTCTAATCTTGAAGCTGATGATTACATTGTAGCATTAACTGATAAGAATAATTTTAGAAAAGATGTATTACCTACATACAAAGACAATAGAAAACAAAAACGTAAGCCTATGGTTTTAGGTGTGCTGCGTGAATATGTTATGGAAAAACATAATGGTGTTATCTATAAAAACTTAGAAGCTGATGATGTATTAGGTATCATGGCAACTGAACCTAGTCAAGAAGATAGAATTATTGTATCTATTGATAAGGATTTAAAACAAATACCATTATCAAATGTAACTAGAGATGGTAATAATGTAGAGTACATACCTGAAAAACTAGGTAACTATCACTGGATGATACAAGTATTAGCTGGTGATGCAACTGACGGTTACACTGGTATTCCAAACGTGGGTGTTAAAACAGCAGAGAAACTTATTATGAAATATAGTAATGTACCCCTCTTAGACCTATGGAAAATTGTTGTAGGTATTTATAAAGATAAAGGCTTTACTGAGAAAGAAGCTTTACAACAAGCTAGGGTTGCACGTATCTTACGTCATGGTGATTACAATAAGAAAACAGGTGAGGTAAAACTATGGCAGATACAGTAAAGAAACCTAAGCACTATGCTAAACATAAAATTGAACCTATTGATTTTATCACACAAAACAAATTATCTTTTTGTGAAGGCAATGTAGTTAAATACATTTGTCGTTGGAAAGATAAAGGTGGCATAGAGTCTTTAAGAAAAGCTAAACAATATATTGATTTCATTATAGATAAGGAAAGTAAAATACAATGATATTAAAACATGAGCATGTAATTATTAGAGCAGAAGTTATGAACCCACCAGTAACTACAGAAGATATTAAACAATGGGTAGTAGATTTAGTACCTAAAATAAATATGAAATTGATGGGTGAGCCACAAGCTTATTACTCTGACATGGTGGGTAATCAAGGAGCTACATGCGCTGCTGTTATAGAAACATCACACATAGTTATTCATGTATGGGATGAAGACTCACCATCATTAGTACAGCTAGATGTTTATAGTTGTAAAGAATTAAATATTAATACTGTGTTAAAACATTTAGAAGTATTTAATCCAACTAAAATACAATACAAATTTTTAGATAGAGAAAACAATTTAGAAGTGGTGCCTGATTTTGCCAGTCATTTTAAAACAACAAAAGATTTATTAGAGGAACTAACATGAACATAGATTATAGTAGAGATGATTTACTAACACACTTTGGTAAGAAAACATTAAAAGATAGATACTTATTACCAGAAGAAAAATCACCACAAGATGCATTTGCTAGAGCAGCAACAGCTTTCTCTGATAACCCAGAGATGGCACAAAGAATTTATGATTATGCATCTAAGCTTTGGTTTATGTATGCAACACCCGTGTTGTCTAATGGTGGTTCTACTAGAGGCATGCCTATTTCATGTTTTCTAAATTATGTTGGTGACAGCAGAGAAGGATTAACAGGCCATTACACAGAGAACGCTTGGCTCGCATCAGTTGGTGGTGGCATTGGTGGTTACTGGGGACACGTACGTTCTGATGGTACACCTACATCAGGCGGTTCACAATCGTCAGGTTCAATACCATTCATGCATGTTGTTGACAGTGAGATACTTGCTTTCTCTCAAGGTAAAACTAGAAGAGGCAGCTACGCATCATACATGGATATATCACACCCAGAAATAATTGAGTTTATTGAAATGAGGAAACCTACTGGTGGTGATGCACACAGAAAGAATTTAAATTTACATCATGGAATAAATATAACTAATGAGTTCATGGAGTTAATTGATAAGTGTATTAAAGAACCAACTTATGATGACACTTGGAAACTTATTGACCCACACACAAAGAAAGTTGTCCGTACTATTTCAGCAAGAGATTTGTGGTTAAAAATATTAGACACAAGAGTACAGACTGGTGAGCCCTATATATCTTTTATTGATACAGTCAATGAAGCACTACCTGAAACACAGAAGAACTTAGGATTAAAAGTACATCACTCTAATTTATGTAGTGAAATAACTTTGCCTACTTCTGAAAACAGAACAGCTGTTTGTTGTCTATCTAGTGTTAACCTAGAAAAATATGATGAATGGAAAAACGATACATTGTTTATACCAGACTTAATTAGATTTTTAGATAATGTGTTACAGCATTTTATTGACCATGCTCCTGAACAATTGTTTAGAGCTAGGTTCAGTGCATCACAAGAACGTAGTCTTGGCTTAGGTGCTATGGGTTTTCATGCATACTTACAATCTAAAGGAATACCATTTGAGTCTGCTATTGCTAAGTCAATTAATTTAAAAATATTTAAAAGTATTAAAGAACAAGCTGTAAGAGAAAGTGAAAGACTTGCAGTTAAAAGAGGTGTGGCTCCAGACATGGAAGGTACTAAGCTACGTAATGCACACCTGTTAGCTATTGCACCTAATGCATCTAGTTCTATTATTTGTGGTACAACATCACCTTCAATAGAACCATACAGAGCTAACGCTTATGTACAGAAAACAATGTCAGGTTCATTCTTAGTTAAGAATAAACATTTAGAAAAACTATTAGAAAAGAAAGGATTAAACAATGATGATATATGGACATCCATTATCTCTCAAAGAGGTTCGGTCGCTCATGTCAAAGGCTTGTCTGAGACTGAGAAAGATATTTTCAAAACTGCTATTGAGATAGACCAGAGATGGTTAATTGAACATGCGGCTGACAGACAACAATACATTTGTCAAAGCCAAAGTTTAAACATATTTATACCAGCTGATGTGCACATTAAAGAATTACATAACTTGCACATGATGGCTTGGAAAAAGAAAATTAAAACATTATACTACTGTCGTTCTGAAGCAATCAAGAGAGCGGAATTAGTATCACAAAAAGTAAAGCGAGATGTTATTCCTGAGTGGAAAGAGAATGATTGTCTTGCTTGTGAAGGATAGGAAAGGGGACTATGCCACTATTTAAAGAAAGAGTACATTATAAACCATTCGAATATGACTGGGCGTTTGAAGCATACGACATGCAACAGAAGATGCATTGGTTACCAAGTGAGGTACCATTACATGAAGACGTTAGAGATTGGAATGAAAGATTAACACAAGAAGAAAAGAACTTAATAAATCAAATATTAAAATTCTTTACACAAGGTGATGTAGATATAGCGCAAGCATATTTAGATACTTACATTCCTAAATTTAAACCACCTGAAATTAGAATGATGTTGTCTGCTATTGCTACATCAGAAGCAAACCATGCTCATAGTTATTCATTATTAAATGATACTATTGGTATGCCTGAAAGTGATTACAAAGCATTTCAAGAATATAAAGAAATGTCAGACAAACACAACTATTTGTTTTCTAAAAAAGGAACTGGTGTAGAAGGACTTGCTAGAGACATGGCTTGTTTCTCTGCTTTTGGTGAAGGCCTGCAACTGTTTGCATCTTTTGTTATGTTACTAAACTTTCAAAGGTTTGGTAGAATGAAAGGTATGTGTCAGATTGTAACTTGGTCTATTAGAGATGAGACACACCATGTAGAAAACATGATTAAGTTGTTTAAAGAACTAATAAAAGAAAACCCAAATATTTGGACAGAAAAATTTAAAGCAAGTATCTATCAAACATGTAGAGATATGGTTGACTTAGAAGATAAGTTTATTGATTTAGCTTTTAACATGGGTGGTATTAGAGGTTTAAAACCAGAAGAAGTTAAACAATATATTAGATACATAGCTGATAGAAGACTGTTACAGTTGTCTTTAAAACCTAATTATGGTGTGAAAGATAACCCATTATCATGGTTAGACTGGGTTCTTAACGGTGTAGAACATGCTAATTTCTTTGAGAATAGAGCAACAGAATACAACAAAGGTACTATAACAGGTTCATTGTGGGACTAAAGTACCCTTTTTAGAAGAATAAAATATGAATGATTTAGACGACATAGTGTTACCAACTACGGTTGATGACCTAGTTAAAATGCTTAATAAAATATATCCAGAGAAATCACCATCTTTAGAAGATGATACTAAGACAATATATTTTAAAGCAGGTCAACGAGATGTTGTCAATTTCATCAACACTTTAAAGGAAAGGTCTGAGAAATAAATATGTGTTTATCATCACCAAAAGTACCAGAAGTAAAACCTGCTCCACCACCTGTGCCACCGTCACCGATTGGTGAAGAAGTAGCACCAGAGATTAAGACAGCAGTAGAGGATACTTCGCCTGAAACAAGAACAAAGAAGGCTAGAAAAAGAGGTACTTCTGCTTTACAAACTACATCTGGTTTGAATATACCTACTACATCTGGTTTAAATATATCATAATCTATGGCGTACAGCAACATTAACATGTTACAAGATACCGCTAAAGAAAGATATGAGAAGTTAAAACAAGATAGAGAACACTTCTTAGACAGAGCTCAAGAATGTAGTGAGCTTACTATCCCATCATTATTACCACCAGATGGATTTCATTCATCTAGTGATTTATACAATCCCTTCCAATCAGTTGGAGCAAGAGGAGTAAACAATTTAGCATCTAAATTATTACTTTTATTACTACCACCTAACTCCCCATTTTTTAGATTATCAATAGCAGGAAATGCTAAGAAAGAATTAGAAACTCAAAAAGATTTAAAATCAGAAATAGAAAAATCATTAGCAACTATTGAAAGAGAAGTCTCTGCTAAAATTGAACAACTTGCTCTTAGAGTATCTGTGTTTGAAGCATTAAAACATTTGATTGTTGCTGGTAATGTGTTAACTTATTTACCTAAAAAAGGTACAATGAGAGTTTACCCATTAACTAACTATGTAGTACGAAGAGACGCTAGTGGTAGTGTATTAGAAATAGTTATTAAAGAAAGCATTACTCCATTAGATTTAGATGAAGAAATTAGAAATCAAGTTATCGCTGATGCAGATTATAAATCAGATGAAGATGTAGATATTTACACACATATCTATAAATTAAATCAAGACAAATATTATGTGTGTCAAGAAGTTAAAGGAATTAAAATACCTGAGTCTATTGGTAATTACTCTTCAGACAACATGCCATATCAAGCATTAAGAATGGTGAGAGTTGACAATGAAGATTATGGAAGAGGTTACGTAGAAGAATTTTTAGGAGATTTAAAATCATTAGAAGGCTTATCTCAATCACTTGTAGAAAGCGCTGCTGCATCTTCTAAAGTAGTATTCATGGTAAAACCTAATTCAGTTACAAGAAAAAAAGATTTATCAATGACTAGAAATGGTGACATCATTACTGGTTCAAGAGATGATGTAGCTGTATTGCAAACAGAAAAACAATATGATTTACAAGTAGTTGAAAGAAGTATTGCAAAGTTAGAAGAAAGAATGTCTTATGCTTTCTTATTACACACAGCAATACAAAGAAATGCAGAAAGAGTTACTGCACAAGAAATTAGATATATGGCAGAACAATTAGAAACTTCTATGGGTGGTATTTATTCTTTATTGTCTCAAGAGTTTCAATTACCTTTGGTGACCATATTAATGAAAAGAATGTCTCAAACAAATGAGATACCTTCTTTACCTAAGAACTCTGTAAAACCAACAATCATTACAGGTATAGAAGCTTTAGGTAGAGGAAATGATTTACAGAAATTAAGAGAATTTGTTGCTGAGGTAGCTAACCTAGCACAAGTAAATCCACAGATTGTTCAGTCATTGAACACTCAGGATTTAATAAAACGAATTGCTACTGGCTTAGGAATAGACACAGAAGGCTTAATGAAATCAGAAGAAGAATTAGCCGCTGAGCAAGATGCAATGATGAGTCAAATGCAAAACCAGCAAATTATGGGTATGGCTGAAAAAGCTGTAGCTCCTATTGCTAGTGGCATTATGAAACAACAAGAGGAACAATAAACATGGTAGATAAAGTAGAAATAACGGCAGAACAAACTACTGCTGAGAAACCTGTTGTAGAAGAAACACAACAGACAGAACAAACAAACGAGACACAGTCCACACAAAGTAAACCAGAAGGTTTGCCAGAAAAATTCAATTCAGTTGAAGAGCTGGCTAAATCATATTCTGAGTTAGAAAAGAAACTTGGTGAGCAATCTCAACAAAGACCATCACCTTCTAAACCAAATCCTAGTAATGATAAGGCAACTTTAGAAGTCGCTGAAAATGCTGTACAAGATGCAGGTTTAGATATGGCTACTCTTCAACAAGAGTATTCAGAAAAAGGTGAATTAGATGCTAAGTCATACGAGGCATTAGAAAAGGTTGGTATTACAAAACAATATGTTGATAATTATATTGCTGGCCAGCAAGCGTTGGCTGAGCAAACGGCATCAGAAATAAAAGAAACTGTAGGTGGTAATGAAGCATACAATGAGATGGTTCAATGGGCTGCTACAAATATGACTGATGGTGAAAGACAAGCATATAACAAAGCTGTAAACAGTCCTGATAAAGAAACTGTTAAACTTGCAGTCAATGCACTTAAAGCTCAATATGAAAGAGCAAATGGTGTTGAACCTAGATTAGTAGAAGGTAAAGCTACACCAACTGCTGAACAAGGTTTTCAATCTTGGGCGCAAGTTACTGAAGCTATGGCTGACCCTAGATATGCTAAAGATATAGCATACCAAGCAGAAGTAAAATCTAAACTAGAAAACTCTAACTTATAGGAGAAAACATGTACGGTAAATCTAAAGGAAAAAAAATGTTAAAAGGTAAACAAAAGAAATTACCTATGTCATTACAAAAGAAAATAATGAAAGCCAAAAAGAAAAAATAATATGGCTAAACGTGGATTATACGCTAACATACATGCTAAACGTAAAAGAATAGCAGCTGGTAGCGGAGAAAAAATGCGTAAGGTTGGTAGCAAAGGTGCACCAACTGCAAAGCAATTTAAGAGAGCAGCTAAGACAGCAAAGAAAAAATAATGGTTGCCAAGAAATATCAAAGTCCTTCTGGCGGCTTAAATGCCGCTGGGAGAAAATATTTTAAAAGAACTCAAGGTTCTAATTTAAAAGCTCCTGTTACAGGTAAAGTAAAAAAAGGTTCTAAAGCTGCGGCTCGTAGAAAATCTTTTTGTGCTCGTATGTCTGGAGTAAAAGGTGCTATGGTTAAAAATGGTAAACCTACTAGAAAAGCATTAGCACTTAGAAAATGGAAATGTAATTAATGTCATTATTAGGAGAAAAGATATTTAGACTTAAGAGTCTAATAATGAAATGTCGGGAGAAAGGTAAGTTTTCTCTTGCCATTAAGTTAGCTAATAGGTTAGCTAGCTTATAGTTGTGCACTCTTATTAGAGGGCAACTGCCAAAACATAAACAAAGTCTAACGACTTGACCGCTTGCGGGCGACAATCTTGTTTGTGAAACTGGAGTATATGTAGAGGCTTTTATAAACCTAACGTCAAACCATAAAAAGGAGAACTATTATGGCAAACGCAACCCCTGTTAGTGTTGGTAAAATCAACGCTGGTGGTAGTGAAGACGCTCTGTTTCTGAAAGTTTTTGCAGGTGAGGTACTTACTTCATTTGAAAGAGCTTCAGTTACTGAAGGTGCTGAAATGGTAAGAAGCATTGCTTCTGGTAAATCAGCAACTTTCCCAGTAATGGGTAGAGTAGGAGCGTCATATCATACTGCTGGTGCAGAAATTACTGGCTCTGACGTAAACCACAATGAGAAAGTCATTACAATTAATGACCTTCTATTATCTTCAGTATTCTTATCGAATATCGAAGAAGCTAAAAACCATTGGGATGTAAGAAGTGCATATTCTACTGAAATCGGTAGAGCACTTGCTTTCCAAAAAGATAAGCATATCTTACAAACTATTGGTCAAGCAGCACAAGCATCTGCAAACGTATCTGATTCAGGTTACGGTGCTGGTACTGTTATCACTAATACTTCAATCGCTTCTGCAACAGCTTCAACTGCTGCAAACGCAATGATTGATAGTTTATTTGATGCAGCAAAAGCATTAGATGCTAACTACGTTCCAAAAGAAGGTAGAAAAGCTTTCATTAAATTGGAAGAATACTACAAGCTTGCAAACGGAACTAACGTAGTAAACGTTGACTTTAGTGGTCAGGGTTCAATCGCAGAAGGTAAAGTAATGAAAGTTGCTGGTATTGAATTAATACCAACAGCTCATTTCGTAGCTTCCGATTTCTCTGCATCTACTGATGTAAACGGTGGTTCTGCTACAGCTGGTGGTTCTAACCCACAACAAGTGAACTTAGCAAACTATGTTTGTTTAGTGTCTCACCCAAGTGCGGTAGGAACTGTTAAATTAATGGACTTGGCAGTTGAGTCAGAATATGACATCAGAAGACAAGGAACATTAATGGTAGCTAAATATGCTATGGGACATGGCGTCCTAAGGCCTGAGGCTGCTGTAGGAATTAAAGAAGCGTAATTGTTTCTTTAACCAAATTGATGAGGGGATGGGAAACTGTCCCCTTGTCTTTATCTAAAATATTATTAGGAGATTATGAGCACAAGAATTACACCAACGACTGAATTACAGGCGATAAACATTATGTTGTCAACTATTGGTGAAGCTCCAGTTAACTCAATAACAGGAACTACAACAGTTGACGTATCTGTCGCTAAAAATATTTTAGATGAAACTTCAATGTCTATTCAATCACAAGGATGGCATTTCAATACCCACTATAAATACACTTCATTATCTTTAGACCAAGATAACAAAGTACCCCTTCCCGTAAACTGTGTTAAAGCTGACGCTAGTGCAGATTATAGATATTTAAATTACACAATCAGAAATGGTTATTTATATGATTTAGATAGACATACAGATGTATTTACTTCTGCTCCAGCTGAAGTTGATTTAGTTTTAGTACAACAATTTGAACAATTACCAGAATATGCAAGACAATACATTGCACTAAAAGCAGCTAGAAGATTTGCTGCTAGATACATTGGTGATAAAGCTATTATTGATTTAATTGCTGCTGATGAAAACGAAGCATTAATGTCTTTCCATCAAGCAGATAGCCAAGAAGCAGATGTTAATATGCTTAATGGTGACTCAAATACTTTCTCAATTATAAATAGACCAACTAGAAGGACTTACTAATGGGTGGAGTTGTTTCACAGAGTATTCCTAATTTTCTAAATGGTATATCTCAGCAAACTCCAACACAAAGAGGTGTTAACCAAGCTGAAGACCAGATAAACTTTCAGAATAATATTGTTGATGGTTTATCTAAAAGACCCTCTTTAGAATACATAGCAACATTAGATGCTAGTAATGTGTTTCCAAACACAACTAAATTTTGGTCTATACAAAGAGATGAAAACAATCAATACATTGTTGCTTTTTATAATGGCGGTGTTAAAGTTTATGATTTATTAGGTAATGAAAAAACTGTAACTGTTTCAAGTGGTGCAAGTTATCTTACATCTACAAATCCAAGAAGAGATTTTAAATTAGTTAATATTGCAGATTACACTTTTATTGCAAACAAATCTAAAACAGTATTAGCAGACAGTACAACAAGTGCTGCTAAGAATGAAGAGTTTTATATTAATGTTGTTGTGACAAATTATGGTAGAGAATACACAGTAGAGTTAACACATCCTGACATGCAGTCTGCATTAGGTTATGGATTAAAAGCTGCATTACAAATGCCATCAGGTTCTAATGCAACACATGATAGTGCATTTAGAGATACAGCGCATGTTGCTGATATATTAATGTATGGTGAATCTAGTCAATATTTTGATGGTTCATCAGATGCAGATTTTAAAGTTGTTAGAACTGATACAGGCGCAACTTTAACTAAAACACAAGGTTTAGGTAGTTATTCTGGATTTACTACATACTTTGATTTCACTTTATATAACTCAGTTATTTATGGTGAACCAAAAGATAATGACCCTGATTACACTGTAACAACAGGTGATGGTTCTGGTAATAGTGGTATGTATTCTATTAGAGATGAAATATCAGACTTTACTAAATTGCCTTATCATGGTAAAATTGGAACTAAAATAAAAGTTACTGGTGATGAAGGTGATACATTGTCTGATTATTGGGTAGAGTTTGAAACTGATGGTGTATGGAAAGAAACTATAGCGCCAGCTACAAGTGTAGGATTAGATAATTCTACAATGCCACATGCATTGATTAATAACAATGATGGGACATTTACATTTCAAGAAATAGATTGGAGTGATAGAACTTGTGGTGATGCTGATAGTAATGCTGACCCAAGTTTTGTAAACAAAAACATTCAAAACTTAACTTTCTATAAAAATAGATTAGGTGTGTTGTCAGGAGAAAATTTAATCTTTACAGAAAATGCTAGTTTCTTTAACTTCTTTTCTAGTACAGTTACACAAGTTTTAGATACAGACCCAATTGATATTTCTGCGTCTGGTACACAAGTTAATACATTAAAAAACTCTGTGTCATTTAATGAGTCTTTACTTTTATTTTCTGATACAGCACAATATAAATTAAATAGTACAGGAGAAGCAGTTACACCAACCACAGCCATACTTAATGAAGTATCAAGTTTTGAACATGATGATGCTGTGAGGCCTGTGTCTGCTGGTAAGTTTGCTTATTTTGCACAATCAAGAAATAACAACACAGCTATTAGAGAATACTTTGCTGATGATGATACATTAACAAATGATGGGTTAGATATAACTGTATCTGTTTCTAATTTAATACCAACAAATGTATATCAACTTATTAGTAATACTACAGAAGATACACTGATTGCTTTAGCTTCAGACACTGATGATACACAAACAGCACCGTATGCAGCAGGTAGTGCAGTAAGTCCTACTTATGCTAACACAATGTATATTTATAAATACTTCTTTGATAGAGGTGAAAAAGTACAAACAGCATGGTCTAAATGGACATTTGATGGTGTTAAGATTTTAGGTGCAATGAGTGTAGATAGTTTTATTTATTTATTAACTGCTGAAGGTACTGACACAAAATTATTTAAATTAGATTTAAGAAATTTAAAAGACCAAACAATAGGCTTTGGTGTTTACTTAGATTTTAAAAAACAAGTTACTGGTACTTATGATAGTGGAACTAATTTAACAACACTAACATCCCCGTATGGTGTTAAAGCAGGTTTAATTGCTATTGATGCAACGAATGGTAATAACTATTCATTAACAAACACAACAGGTTCAACTTACACATTAGAAGGTGACCACACTGATGTTTACATTGGTGTACCTTTTACATCCACATATAGACTATCAACACAATATATCAGAGAAAGCTCTGGTAGAGGTTTAGTGTCTATTACTTCTGGTAGATACCAGATTAGAAACATAAGATTTAATTTTGAAAACTCAGGTTTCTTTCAAGTAGAAGTTACACCTACAGGAAGAAGCAAAAGTACAACAATTATGAACGGTTATATTATAGGTACTGCAACAAGTAAAGTAGGCGTACCTGCAATAAGCTCAGGTAGCCTTTTGGTACCCGTTATAGCTAGAAACACAGACTTTGTCTTAGATATTAAGAGTAGTTCACATCTACCTGTATATATTGCAAGTGCTGAAGTTGAAGGTTATTATCACACACGTTCAAGAAGGATTTAATATGAAAGAAGCTTTTGTAAGAAAAGCAAAATTAAAAGATGCTATTGAGTTAGCACCTAAGTTAAGAAAGATAGATAGAGAAGAAATAAAAGCAGCAAGCAATATTTCTTGTCTTGAAGCTTTGGTTACACCATTTACATTTGATA